CGAACTTTTCTTTAAGTGCTTTACGAACTTCTTTAACTTCGTTTGTTGAAATATAAGCCATTTAAGTACCTCTCTCTTGATTACTTAATTATAATAGCACGATTCTTGAATCTGTCAAGTTTTATGAAGAATTTCCTTGGCCGAACAAGCATTCACACTCGTCTATTGAAACTCCGCATATCGGACAATCTGTCCAATCTGGGATATCATCCGGCCAAGGAAGCATTTTAAATTAAAAAATGTTTACCCAAACACCTTTTCGTTAGCAAGGGCTCTGTAACCTGCGGCTACTACTGCCCTTCTAGGAGCGCCTAATCTATAAGTAGTTTTACCATTTTTTGCCTTATTAGCATATACGGCATAACCCTTAAATCTCAACGCACTGACGGCCGCTCTTGGATTTGCAATACTGAATTTATGCTTGATAGCAGATTCAGTTAATACTGATCCATCTTTTAGCGAATTAATCAGTTTTTGTTGCTTTGTTAGTTTTGATGTTTTTGTCATCTTTTCTCCTTCTGTTTTTATAGAAGAAGTGCCTAAGTTTAACCAGTTAAACATAGTACCTCCTTTTATTGTCTATTAGAATATCATAGGTTGAAGGTTTTGTCAAGCATTAAATTAACTTTTTTGCAGAAAATATTGATTTCCCTGGATTTTTATAAATATAATATGAGAAATTTAGCCCAGGACATAGACCAATTCTCATTTGTCATAGGAATGGCGTATGGTGCGTTCACACTTTTAATGATTATACTGTTCGTTTGGCTAATGATAAAGGCTACTAAGTAGCAGACGAATCACTATCAATCTCTGGAAGTTTTACATTTCTTCTTTTAGAAACTATAAAGAAATGGTGATTCTCTTTGGCATCCCCTGCCGAAATTTCCATAGTATCTTCTTGTATGATTTCAAATCCTGAACGTAATATGAATATCTTGTAATTTTCTTTGCTTAGAGTTCCGTAAAATCTATTAGCATTTGATATATCAGGAAATTCAATATATGCCCAACCATTCATCTTAAGAATTCTATTTAATTCTAGCAATGTAAAGAACGGCATAGGAGAGAACTGAATACTTTGTCTCATCCATATGACTTGAAAGAACCCATCCATCATCTTAGAAAAGTTATAATTCATATGATGAACATTCAAACCTTTCTCTTTACAGATATCCCATTCTTCCTTTTTGACCGTAATACCTTGAATATTTTCATATCCTAACTCTTTAAACTTAGACATTGCATAACCTTCGTTACAACCAATATCCATAATATTAACATCTTTTTTATCTGGATAAATGCTTTGAATAAATCCAGGTAATTGTCTATCAATAATTTGTTTATCTAAGTTAGTTTCTGGTTGATGTTGTACTTCGTTTTCTACTGCTAGTTTAAATTGTTTTTGTCTAATCCACTCTTCGGTAAAGTCAGTCATTATAACGATAGTCCTCCAAATGTTTTCTTATCAACATCTTGTTTTACACCACCAATTACATATGAACTAATTTCAGTTTCTTGAGGAGCAACTTGTACTTCTGCACCTGCAATCCACTTTTGTGTCCAAGGTAATGGGTTTGCTTGTGATGTTTTGTATGGACATTTTAAACCAACTGCGGTCATACGTTTACAACAAATCCATTCAATATAATCATTTAATAATTGAGTATTCAAACCAATCATTGAACCATCTTTGAATAGATATTCAGCCCACGCCTTTTCTTGTTCTACTGCATCTACAAACATTTTGATACATTCATCTTCTGTTTCTTTTGCAATTTTGACGTAATCTTTATCATCTTTTGGAAGTAATTTTAAGAGTGTTTGTGTACTTGCTAAGTGTAAGTTTTCATCACGTGCAATTAATTTGATAATTTTTGCATTACCTTCCATTTTCTTTAATTCTGCAAATGCCCAACTACAAGCAAATGAAACATAGAAACGTACACCTTCAAGAATATTAACACTCATTAGAGTTTTATAAAGAGATTTTTTAATTTCGTATTTGTCAATTTTTACTTTTTTACCATTTACTGTATGATTACCTTCACCTAGTAAATTATAATAACCTGTCATTTCAATCAATTCATCATAGTTTTTAGAAATATCATCAGCACAATCTAAAATTTCTTCAATGTCCATCATTTCATCAAAGATTTTTGATGGATCTGCGTATACATTTCTAATAATATGCGTATAAGAACGTGAATGAATTGTTTCACTAAATGTCCAAGTTTGAATCCAAGCCTCTAGTTCTGGAATAGAAACGATAGGAGAGAATGCTTCAACTGGCGCTCTTCCTTGTACTGAGTCTAAAAGAATTTGTCTTTTTAAATTTGAAGTAAAGATATGCTTTTCGTGGTCTGTAAGATTTTTAAAATCATTTGCATCTTTAAGAACATCTACTTCTTCTGGTCTCCAGAAAAAACCTAATTGCTTATCTGTTAATTTATCAAATTGTTTATACTTCAACATATCATAACGTTGAATTGTAACTCCACCCGATGGGTCTAAAAATGCTAAGGCTTTCGTATGGTCTGCCTTATTTGTTGAATTGAATACTGACATTTTATTTCTCTCTTTCTCTAACTTTTTAATTCGTTTCTTCATAATCTCTTAAGACATAATAGGTTGCTTTACCTGAAATAGGTTGAATTGATATATTACTATGAAAACAACTGTCTTTCTTATTTACCTTATTTCTTAAGTACTCCTTTAGTTCTTCGAACTTTTCACTTTTTTGGTAACTGTCAGTAACTTTCATTTGTACTTCAAGACCAAATAAACCATTTACTTCTTTAAAAATTCTATCTATCAATAGATAAAAATTCTTGTTTTCGTACAAAGGTTGCGGATTCCATTCTGCATTTTGTACATTAGTTATATGTAAGACTATAGGATATGCGTTCATTCTTTCTATAAGTCTTACTAGAAATCTCTCATAATCTTTATTATGAAAACCTTCTACAACTTTTAAGTCAACAAAACGTATTGCGTTTATTTGACTACTAAAAAACTTTTCTTTCACATTTTCATCGTGTACATTTAACTCACAATGAAGTGTGTATTCTACTTGGTCATCTTTCACATTTAAACACATTCTTTTACTAGTATTCCGAACATAGTTATATATGTTTGGTTCTATTCTTTTGAATGATGTTAGATTGTGCAAGATTCACATTCCTCATCATCTGGATCGCCTACTTCTAAAGGCTCCTCAGTGACCATTTCTTTAACATTGATTTCACCTTGTCCATCAAATGTGTTAAAGTAGTATAATTGTTTTCCACCGTATTTGTAAAACATAATAAGATGTTGTAACATTACACTCATAGGAATCTTTTCATCTTCATAGAATACTGGATTATAACTCGTATTTACAGATATACCTTGGTCGATATATTTCTGCAAAACAGCCATAATTTTTAAGTATCCTTCAGGCGATTGTTGATCCCAAAGCAATTCATATTTATTCTTTAATTTATGAATCGAGGGTACAACTTGCTTTAAAACGCCGTGTTTTGATTGTTTAATGCTTACCATACTTCTTGGTGGTTCAATACCATTAGTTGAATTCGATATTTGTGCCGATGTTTCAGCAGGCATTAAAGCCATCAAAGTAGAATTACGAATACCGTGTTCTTTTAAACTTTTACGTAATTCTTTCCATTTCATTCTTTCTTTGTGTTTTACTAATTCATCTACATCAGTTTTTCTAGTATCTATTGGAACAATACCTTGTCCGTATTTTGTTTCATCTGTTTTAGGACATTTTCCTTGTTCTTTTGCTAGTTCATTAGATGCTTTAATAAGATAATAAGACCAAGCCTCTGCCCATTCATCTACTAATTCTAAATCAGGATCTGAATAGTTTGTATCATTTTTTGCTAACCAATAGGCAAAATTAATAATACCAATACCAAGAGGTCTCCTGTTATTAGTTGATAGTTCTGCCGCAAGTACAGGATATCTTTGATAATCTAAAAGAGCATCAAGTCCACGTACTGCTAATTCACAAGGCTTTTCAAAATCTTCTGGTGACCTAATATTTCCCCAATTAATAGCACTTAGTGTACATAATGAAATTTCACCTTCATCATCGCCCATATGTTTTAATGGCTTAGTAGGTAAATTAATTTCGCAACACAAATTACTTTGTCTAATTGGTGCCTTAGATGCATCAAAAGAACCGTGGTCATTTGCGTGGTCAACATTCATTAAATAAATTCTACCAGTATTTTTTCTTTCATTCATAAATGCAGAAAACAAATCTAGTGCAGACACTTTTTTCTTTCTTATTCTAGTATTTCTTTCTGCTCTTTCATATAATTCTTTAAACTTATCTTGGTCTTCAAAGAACGCATTGTAAAGACCAGGTACATCACTTGGAGAAAATAAAGTAATTTCTTCACCAGCAATTAATCTTTCGTACATTAGTTTATTAAATTGAACGCCATAATCCATATGACGTACACGATTATCTTCTGTACCTTTGTTATTCTTTAAAACAAGTAAGTCTTCAACTTCATAATGCCAAAGAGGATAATATAAAGTTGCCGCTCCACCACGTACACCACCTTGTGAACAAGATTTTACACTTGCTTGAAATAATTTATAAAAAGGAATAACACCAGTATGTGATGCATCACCGTTTCGTATCGGTGAATTGATAGCACGAATACTACCAGCACCGATACCGATGCCTGCTTTTTGTGAAACATATTTAACTATAGAACTTGAGGTAGCATTGATAGAATCAAGTGAGTCATCTGTTTCAATTAAAACACAGGATGAAAATTGTCTTTGTGGTGTTCTTACACCTGCCATAACAGGTGTTGGTAATGAAATATCAAAGTTACTTACTGCATCGTAATAATCTTTAACATATTTCAATCTTGTTTCTTTTGGATATTGACTAAACAATGTTGCTGAAATCAAAGCATATGTAATTTGAGGTGTCTCAAAATGCTTTCCTGTTACACGATTTTGAGCGAGATATTTTCCACGAAATTGTTCCATACCAACATATGCGATATTGAAGTCTCTATCGTGTTTAATAAAATCGTTTATTTCATTCCATTCTTCTTCTGTATAATCTTCAAGTAATGCAGAATCGTAAAAACCAAGTTCAACATTTTTCTTAATAATTTTATATATAGGCCAAGGATTAAAATCATTGTATACCATTTTTCTCAAATGATAATTTACTAGATTTCCTGCAACCCATTGATAGTTAGGTGTTTCCTCTGATATTAAATCAGCGGCCGCCTTAATCAAAGTTTCTTGTATTTCTTCACTTTTGATACCATCATAAAATTGAATATGTGACTTTAGTTCTACTTCACTAGCACTTACGCCTGCAATGTCTTCACACGCAAACATAACTACTTTATGCATCTTCTCTAAATCTAACGGCTCTTTAATCCCGTCCCTTTTAATTACTTGAATTTCGCTCATTGTTTGTCTCTCTTACTGGTTATGTATTTACTACATTACCACCATTATTAATGTCTGTTGTTTATTTCTGCATCTTCCATTCCTGCAACCCTTAGTTTAATTATGTTGCTAAGTTGGAAGTGTTTTATCTCAAAACCCTTAGTTATTCCTAAGTATTGGTTCCTTAAATAAGCGACTTGATTGATAATTTCACTAATATCTACAACTTCTTTTTCACCATCTGCGTATTTCTCTGCATCACGTGAACTAAGAACCTTATTATAATTCTCCAAATACTTTCTGAGATATTCACTTCTCTTTTTTCTTAACTGGATATTTAAATGTTCCAGTATGGCCTCAATTTCTTGTAGTTGTGAAAATCGTAGTTCTACAAAGGCTGGAAGTTGTGTAGAATTCTTTTCTACGTTGCCGTGTATTCTTACTTCTTGTCTTGCATCTAACACTTCATTACTATAATGTTCAATACAAGCAGGAATTTTACTCCAGTCTTTTACAATTTCACTATACCAATTCATTTAATTCCATTCCTCGTCAATGTAATCATCATCATCTTCATCGTCATAATAACGATCCATTGCCGTTTCTAAAATTTTGTCACCACCAGCATATTCATTAATTTCGTCTTTTTCCATACCTGCATCATCACACAGTTTTACAAAAGTTTCAGCCGCATCCAACTTATCTTTTGCCGGGATATACTCTTTTACTTTTTCCCATAATTCAAATAATGTTTCTGTGTCTATTGATGTCATTTATGCCTCATAAATTGCTGAGTTGGCTCCGTGTTCTGCACAAGTTACACTTACACAAAAACACCGATTGTTTGTCATTTTTCTTACAAGTTCGTCCGCTTTTCGCCAGGCGTGTTCCGCAAACTTTTCGACCCCCACACCATCGAACTGAGTAATACTTGCCAGACCTTGCGTCTGTAGTAATAGTAAATCATCTTTCTTAGGATCATTTACATCAATTACAACCTTATGGTCAAAAGAATCTTCTAACCATTGTTTTAAAGGTTTCAGTCCACCAAAATCTACTACCCAATTACGTTCATCTAATTCATCACACCCAAATTTAAATGTGAATGCTAGACTATAGCCGTGTAGTAGTTTACAATGTGAGTGTGCTAAAGGTTGTCTAAACACTGCACTTAGTCCAATGTTATGCCCATAGCACTTGGTCGAAAAATATTTAGCCATTTACACTTCCTCGTTTACTTCTAAGTTTTCTTCTGGTTCTTCAAGTTCCTCTGATTCTGAATCAATATCCTTTGAATTCCATTCTGTCATTACTACATCTAATTTGTCTTTTGTCCAATTCTTTCTAAATTCTGACATAATCTCACCAGATGCAGTTGTATATGCAAGTTTATTACCTGACTTAACTAGAATACCTTTAGCCTCAAAAAATTCTACAAGACCACTATAAGGATCCATTCCAGTTTCATAAGGAATTTTTACTTGCACACCTTCAAAAGGTTTTGCATAACGAGTTTTCATAACTTTACAAGCCGCTCTAATACCACGTACTTCTGAAATTTTGTTACCAGACTCGTCTTCTTTTAATTTTAGTTTCTTCATTGCAACAACAATAGATGATGCATAAATGAAACCTTGACCACCTGAAATTTTATCATCAGGATCAAACATATCTTGTGATGCATATGTATGATTTGTACAAACTAAACCTACATTATAATCACCAAACATATTTACTGAATTTCTTACAAGTGCCGCCAGTGCTTTAGGTTTACGACCCATATCACCTTTCATATCGCCCTTATTAAATTGGTCAACATCTGTTGGTGTTAGCAACATTCCTAAACTATCAACAACGAAAAGAACTTTTGGTCTTTCTTCTTCGTCTTTATCTGCATAATCTTCTTTGTAGCCTTTCATAAAATCACTAACAATTTTAGCAACATCGTCAATCATTGCAACATTTAATTTCAATAGTTTATCTTCACTTGTATCAACATCTAATGCTTTTAGCCATTTTTCATCTAAAGCATTTTCACTATCCATTAATATAACAAAAATACCTTGTTGTTGTGCATTTCTGATAATATTACCTGATGCGATAAATGATTTACCTGCACCACTTTCGCCTGCTAATGTTGTTACTTTACCTAGCGGAATACCTTTATGAAAGTCTCCACTGATTAACTTGTTTAACACGTAATTACCTGTACTGATCCACGTGTCAGGATCTCTGAAACCAGAACTAATTCCAGGTACTGATTTCGTTAGACTTTTTCTAAATTTACTTACATCAAATGCTCTTGGCATATTCTACTCCTTTTAAATAGAGGAGGACCTTCGCCCTCCTCTTAGTTAGACGAATGATTATTTGTTTCTGTTACGAATCATTGCCAGGATATCAGCGGCATCTGAACTTGAACCGCCTTGCGTAACTGTACCAGCACTAGCAGTTGCCGTCTCTGCAACTGGTTCTGCTTTTACTTCTGCCTTTGGAGCAGGAGTTGGTTCAACTACTGGAGTTGATTTAGGTTCCTCTGCAACTGTTTCTGCTTTTGCAGTTGTTGTCGCTGGAGTGCTATTTGAACTTACGTTCCCTACATCCAATCCATATGGCTTGTAATAAGCACCAAATTTTTCTGGATCATAAAGATTACCATCAACTGATGCCTCAAACATTTCCATAATGATACGCATTTCTTCCTCATTAGGACGTTTAGGCATAAAGTCGTTTAAGTCAAACAACCCGTGAGTTTCAATAGCCTTACGTTCATTTTCATCAAGAGAACGTTCTTTACGTGCCCAATTTGAAGTTGAATAGTCAGCATATTGACCTTTTTGAGTTTTTGTTAAACGAAAATCAGTACCTGCATCATAATCAGTAGGAAGATTTTCCATATCAGGATCCATAAGTGCAGATTTCAAAAGTTTGAAAATCTGTGGACCAATTACGAATCTACGTATTGGATTTTCAGGAGCCTCTTCGTTCATTGGATCTTGAACTACAAAGCCTTGGAAGATATAACTTCTTTTCTTCCAATACTTTCTTCCAACATCCTCCATTGAAGGATCCTTAAACCAAGGACGAATTTCTGCGTGAACAGGACAAGTATCGCCCCACATTTCGACACAAGGAACTTGTACCGTTACTGGTTTAGACTGGTCACCCCCTTTGACACCTGGAAAAGGCATCTTGATGATTTGTCTTTCACGCCAAAAAAATGTATTTGATTGATCCGCATCTGGAAGAAAACGAATTACAGAAGTTGAATCTGTATCCATATTCCAGAAAGGATAGATTGCGTCTACGCCTCTATTTGCGTTGGCATTGTCTGCCGTTTTACTATCTTGTGCAAGAAGTTTTGCACGGATTTCTGCTAAAGTAGCCATTTTGTTTCTCCTATATTAGCCTGTATTAGTTTGTTATTAGCCTGAGTACACTGTAAGATATATTCAAACATAGTACTAAGTATACTTATCTTTTTATTCAAAGTCAAGTGTTAAATACGTATTTTTTGAAATTTTTTTGTGGGTAAAAAAAGGGGTCTAAAAGACCCCTAGTTTATTGGATTTTGAGTATTTTTATCTATCAAATATTGGTGTTGCTGATATAACATTTGATCCTACGTTTGATACAAGAAGGTCTGTTGGATACTTTCTTATAATAATAGGTTGTTCTTTAGTCATATATACTTTACCAATTGATACATATGGATTAGTAGATTCGTCAAATGGCTTTCCTTTGTCAGTAAGTTCTTTATGTTCGATATACTTACCTTCAGTAGTTACAGATTCTTTTGCCCAAGATACATAAACTCTTTTAGCATCACTTACTGTAGTTCCTGAAGTTTTGACAAATTCTTGTTCGCCTGTGATTGTGATAATCATATTACTTAACCTCGTAACCTGCAAAAGCCTCAGATAGCATCGAATCAAACTTTTGTTCAATAGAAGTGCTTTCCTCAGTTGACTCAACCTTGTTTTCTTTAGATAGTTTTAACAAGTAGCCTGCTAACTGCATTTTTTGTTTATCAAGTTTTGAACCAGCACGAACCTCATCTGCAACATCACCTAAAAAGTTTGATAATTCAGCCGCTCTATCGTGTCCTCTGCTTTTACGTTTTCCATCATCTGATGAATCAACGTCTACACGATGTGCTAAATCATCTAATTGTAAACCAATTTGTAACTTTCTTTGTTCTGCCGCCTCTTCTGGTGTACTTGGTTTTCTATATTGTTTTTTAATCTTTTCAAAATCGAATTCACTGCTTGGATCTTTTGGAAAATAAATTTTGTTTACTTTATTTCCTTCTTTGTCTTTAGCAGTAATGATGTTCATAACATTTTGAATTTGATTCATTCTGTTATCTTCCATTTCTTCTTCGTGTACACGATGAATTAATGGTAAAACATCTCTCAATGATTCTTCAAAAGTAGTTTTCGTAAACTTTTTAACATAATTGTTTACAGTATCTTCTGAAATCTCTTGAGATTCTTTTTGTTCAGTTGTTGCCATCTTTTCTACAAAAGATGCATAACCTTTTGCGCCTTGAATACGTTTAATAGATTCTTTAATAGACTCTACTCTACGTTTTACATTAAGTATAACTGAACGATTGTTCTCATTAATAAGATTTGATTTATTAATGATATTCATAAATTCTTTTAACTTTGCTAAGTTAGATGAAAGTTCTATAATCGCCTCACCTACCATATCGCTCGGTACACCGCCGTGTGAAACGTGTCTCGCCATTGCTCTTGCACCATTTAAATGTTTAAACGGATACTTGAAACGTTCACCTTCACCATTCTCAACAAAAATTGAGGAGATGTTACGAGAACGTGCGCCACGTTGTTCCTCATTTACCGGGGCACGGTGTTTGACGATTAGTCTTACATTTTCTAGTGTCTGGCGACTAGTACGTGAAGATCCTTCAAGTTTTGACATACCTTCATTGAATACATCACCCATAGTCTGCTCCTTATCTTTTTGCAATTTGTATGCGTAGTTCTTTGGTTCTATGTGTTTACCAAAAGAACGAATATCGAAATCTAACATATATTCACGTGCAAGTTGTCTCATACCATTCATTAATTTTTCTGCACCAGGTTTATCTATGTCAACACCTTCACCTAAATGTAATTTAAGTTCATTTGTGCTTTCGTCAATAGATACCATCATATTTGGTTCATCGATATAGAAAAATCTAGCCTGTCCTGGATTTGCAACACTTTTTCCGTCTTGCGAATCGAACATTTTCAAAGATAACCCGTATCCTTGAATCATTTTCATAACTTTTTCTGCTATTGTTGAGTAACTTACAGCCATTTTTAAATTCCTTATAGATGTATTTATCAAAATACTACAGGAAGAGGGTCATTGTAACTATCGTCACCATCTAACGATTCACCAAGTGTTTCTAAATATTCTTCATCAAATCTAGATATTACTTGAATTTGTCGTATACAGAGCAATGTTGCTGATACTAAATCGTCTGTTTCCCCAAGTTTCGCCTCGAAACTTTTTCCTTTTGCGATAAATGTTTTTAATTCTCTAATTAAGTTTTTACTAAGTGGTATCATCTTATCACTTTCCATCCAAGACTTTAATTTCATACAAGCAGTTATTTTTGTTTTGTATGATGTTGTAAATCCTTTTCTGATTGCTTTTTGTATACCTCTTTTCTTTGGTTCGTGTAAAAACTCGCCAGGAAATTTATCTTCATCCATTTCTTCAATAACAATAAGAGCCGCCTCTCCTAATGAATTGTTCTCTACTGACCAATATATTTCTGGATTGTTATTTCCTAGTTCTCTCATTTCATCATTTAATATAGTTAGAATATCGTGCATTGTTTTGACTTGACCTCTAACATCTATTCTGTTACTTTGCCATTCTGCAACTTGTACTAATTCTGGTAAAGACCATACTTCGATTGCTGAATAGTCTCCTCCAGTACCCATAGCAGGATCAAGACCAATAACGTAAGTAGAATTTTTATTAATTTTTTCATACCATCTTACTTGTCCTGTTTTATGTAATGGTTCTTTTCCTTTTAAATGTGAAAGTTTAATACTGTCAACAAGAGTTTCATCAAATGCAATAAATTGACATTCGTGTTCTCTTAAAAATCTTTCTTCTCCAACACGTGTTCTTTCTTCTTTTGACCATTCAACATTTCTATCAGGGTGTTCGTCCCATATTGCTTTGAAAGGTCTAAAGCCATTTATACCTATAGGTTTTTCGTTTCCATATTCATCAATCTTTTTATTTGCACCACTCCATATAAGAGCAAATTGGTCATCATCTAAGTTTGGTGTTGATGTAATAATCGCTTTACCACCTGTTGCTAGAGTAGGAGATATTGAAGTCCAAAATTCTTTTGCAATATTAGGTCTTACGAATGCAAACTCGTCACAGTATAATAAAGAAATTGAAAGACCACGACCTGTATTTTCTGTAGTTGCTTGTGCAATTATACGTGAGCCGTTATCAAATTCTAAACTACCTTTGTTATAACTTGTTGCACCTGCTCTAATGTAATCAGGACATAACTCATACGCATATCTAATTCTATGCATAATTTCTTGGGCACCTGAATATTTGTGAGCCGCAATTAAAATAGTTTGGTCTGGGTTAAACATTGCATACCATAAAAGATATCCAGCCGCAGTTGTAGACTTTCCCATTTGTCTTCCTAACATTGATATAGAAAATCTAAAATCGTGATAAGAATGCAAAAGTTCATTTTGAAAAGGATATGCATTATATAAAATACTACCTCTTGTCGGGTGTTGTATTTTAAAATAATTGTTTAGAAAGTGAAAAGGATCATTTGCACATTTGCTAAACTCTAGTAGTTCTGTGTTACTAAACCTTGTTTTTTGATATGCTTTTTTAACTAAGTCTGCCATAATTAAATACTCATTTAATTATATTTATGCACAAAAAAAGGGGAGCCTAAACTCCCCTTTAGTTATTATAGCAAATATAATATTTTTAAACTGTGTGTGCTATTTCATATAAGAATGTTGAACCAGTAGCATTCATAGTACTAATTTGTCCTGCCGTATAATGATGTCCGTTTTCTGATGGATTTTTGTCTACGTCAATCTCATAAATGTATCTGTCTGTTGTTTCTGTAGTTGTAACATTACTAGTTGCCGTTAACGCATATTCGTGTAATCCATTTGCATCTACAGTACCTTGCCAAGCAGACCACTGACTGATATTTGTATCAACTTTTACAACTATAATATCACCTACAACAAGATTGGCTAAAACTGAATGCCAAGTAGGTAAATCATCAGCACCATTTGTAGGTTGATTTGGATGTGTTTTTGATACTCTCATAACAAGTCTCGGTTGACCACTTGATGAATCTGCCGATGAATCATATCTAGTTGAATCCCAACCATCTGCAAACCCTTCACCACCGACTAATGCCGTTCCTGCTGAAGGATAATTTGCTGGTAATGATATATTAGTATTTTCTGTGTTTAATTTCCAAGCGACTGCCGTACTTGCAGTCTCAGTTAGTAAACCATGGTCTTGATTGTCTACTACTGTTAAATCTGATACTGTAGATAAGTCTACATATTCTCTAGTTCCAGATACTGAACCTAGATTTGGACCTCTATGCGTAGCACCCGCAGTTGGTAAATCTTCTGCCGCGTCTGTAATTGCACCAAAATCCTGTAATTCTGCTAACCAAATAGAACGTCTTACACGTACTTTTGCACCAGTACCTATATTATTCCATTTGACGTTTCTGTAAGTATTTGCCATAATAGTGTCTCCAACAAAATTATTAGTTCTCTAATAATTCTATTTATCGGTTCTAGTGATATTTATTAAGATATTAGTTTATTAATATGCTTGTGTTGTACTGTTATATTCAAATTGGTCAAGGTAACCATTTGTACTTCTTCTATGATGAGAAAACTCATATTTATAGCCATCAGCATCATATAAAGTAAGCCAAGTAGTATTTTCATAATTTGAAATTACTTGTCCTTCAAACAATTGGTCAAGTACTGATGCTCTTGCACCGAATTGTGAGTTATCATAATCGATATTCCATCTTGTATAATTTCCGTTACCTGTATCTTTCGTAAATCCTGATATATGATATCCATTTGGTGCTTGAAGACTTGAGTATATCGCATCATTTAATCCCCAAGTATGATATGCACTGTTGGTTGACAAAGTAAATGTACCATTATTAGGGAATGCATCACCTAATTCTAATGTTGTATTTGATGGATGATGTACTGCTTTAACAAGTGTTACGTCTGTGGTCATACCATTTGCAGTCCAATCAGGATGGTCACTAGTCAAATCAACGTGGTCTAATACATAATCTTGTAATGAAGTATTATAACTAGCACCTGTGATACGTAAGTAACGGTCACGTGCTTGTGCTGGTGTTGACGTTGATGTATCGTTAATTGTAATGTATGCAGTTTCGGCTACCTTTGTAGCCGGGAAAGATGTGCCGTTTAAATCTGTGTTGTGAATCAAGGCTTTGAATCTTTCTACACCAGTACCATCAGATATAGCATCTGCCATAACTTGAATTTGGAAACTTGCAGTGTTATTGTTAACTGTTATCAAACCTGCTCCAATTGGATAACCAGTTGAGCCATCTTGACTACCATATTGGTTACCACCACCAGAAATATCTTGGGTAAAGTCAAATGTACTACCTGTAGTATGTGACCCTTGAATTGAGTGTAGTAATTGAGTACCGTCTGCAACATTTGTTGTAGTTACTGTAAATGTTACTGTTGTACCTTCATCGACAGATGTTCCTCCAGGAGCATCGTGTGTTACCGTATATGTAGGTGACGTATCCACAACGTTTGTGTTTTCTGGATTTAGTTTCCAAGCAACTGCCGTTATTGCGTTATCAGTTATTAGACCGTGGTCTTGTGTATCAACTACAGTTAAATCATTTACTGTGGATAAATTAACATACTGTCTCGTACCAGATACCGCACCTAAGTTTGGACCTCTATGTGTTGCACCTGATGTTGGCAAATCTACGGCATCGTCTGTAACCGTACCAAAATCTTGTAACTCTGCGAGCCATATTGAACGTCTGATTCTTACTTTTGCACCAGTACCTATGTTATTCCATTTGACTCTTCTATATCTATTTGGCATATGCCTCCCCTTTATATTCCTATGTTAAATTACGAATCTTTAACTGCTCCAGATACAAATACAAATTTACCTTTTGGTCCTGGAGTATTTACACTACCTGCTCTACTACCTAAATAGTAGTTTGTTCCTGCTACTGAACCAGATCCTAGACCTATTTCAGTACCATCCCAATCATTTACAGGTGTAACGTAAGTTGATGTGTACCCATTATCACTTCTAGGTAAACTTGTACTACCTGAACCGTTTGGATAACCACCATAAGCCTCAATAAATGCAGGCGGGGCTGATCCCACCATTGAACCTTGTTGAATAATATTTGTTGTACCATCAGTTGAATAGTACGTCTGAAAACCAGTTGAAGCAGTAATTGTTGAAGTCGTTGTTCCATTACCGCTTGATGTTCCTGCACCTGATGAAGTTATAGCAAGAATACTATTTGTTGCAACACCGTCTATAGTTGTACCTGTTGTAACACTTGGATCATAAATCATTATCTGACCTACACCACCAGTACCGCCTGTGTAACCACTTGCGTAAGATAGAGAACCTCCATTATTTGGATCACCCCAAACACCTCTTTGAGCATTTTGTCCTGGTCTTACAAATAATGCACCATTGCCTGGAACTTCAATATCCCAAGCGTGTATTACTTGTTGACCTGACTCTTGGTTTGTTGCATTATTTCTGTTAATACCCATTGCTTGATATGAGTAAACTCTATAAGTTGTAGAAGAAGTTGCAGAAGGGTTGTTAATTCTACGCCAACCAATAATAGGTGTATCACCTGAACCACCAGTTGCCGATGTGACTACTTCATATCCACTATCACCTGGTTCTTGATTACCTGATGAAACAGTAGTGTGCATATAACTAGCAAGTCTATAAACACCCATAGTATTACTTCTGTTTACTGGATTTACACTATCGCCGAAATTCCAACTTGTAAAGTTAGAGGAAGATGAAACTGTAAAATCTGCCTGTGTTGCTGGTACAACAACATTTGTATTTTCTGGATTTAATTTCCAAGCAACCGCCGTTATTGCGGTATCAGATATAGCACCATGGTCTTGTGTATCAACTACGGTTAAATCATTTACTGTAGATAAATCTACATATTCTCTTGTACCAGACTTAGCACCTAAATTTCCTCTATGTGTCGCACCTGATGTTGGTAAATCTACGGCACCATCTGTAATCGTACCAAAGTCTTGTAATTCTGCAAGCCATATTGAACGTCTAATTCTTACTTTTGCTCCCGTACCAATATTGTTCCACTTGACTCTTCTATATCTATTCGGCATTCAACTCTCCCTCATTGTTCTTGAAGTCTTATGATGTATTTATCAAAAAAGCAGTCCCGAAAGACTGCTTAGTTTTGAGGTTCTTGAAAGAGATTATTTGTTTTCTTCGTTTAATTGTTCGCCTAAAGGCTTAACTTCTGCATCATCGTGAGGTTCTACGTCACTTGGAAGACCACCGTGTGGATCTTCGTGATGTTCTTCAGGAATTGCTTCCATTGTACCATCATCTGGCATTGCAGTATCATCGTGATCCATCATATCGTCCATCATATCATCTTCCATATGATGGTCTTCATAATGAGGCATTGATGAGCCTGTTTCGTATAATGCTTGTGTGTGCATATCAGTTGACCAGTCTTGGTGAGTATCATAAGCAACTTGATCCTCTGGAACATATGCCCAGGTCATAGGTGCTTGGTCTTCCATATGGTCTTGATGTTCTAATAATTCGTCTAACAAGTCACGTGCATTTTTTCTTTTGTCAAGTTCAATGCCACAGGCTCTTCCCTCTGCCTCTAACATATCTTTGACTTGTTTTTCCATTTCGGATGCTTGATGTTGGAGGTCTTCCATCATCGTAATCATCATTTCTTTATCGTACATAGGTGGTCTCCTCTATACCGTGTAGGTAAGTTGTGCGTGATTGCACTTGTATTTAGAGGATTTTAAGATTTATTGCTGGTTATTAGTAGCGTTGCTAACTTGGTTTTTAACTGCATTTGCACCTGTCTTAACCGCTTTTTTTATTAAAGCACCACCAATTTTTTTAGCCGCCATACCTACTAGCGGAGCGATTGGTAGTTCGTCAATTTTTTCACTTTCTTCGGCACCTACTGCAATCCAGCCTTCTTGTTTTGCAACTTCTTCATCGTAGCCTTTGTAATCATCGTTGCCACTGAAATAAGTGAAGTCACTTGCTGGCATATAATGTGTCCAGTTTGACATTTCTGCTTTTTTGCCGTATCCGTGGTCGCCAGTTTTTGCGTTGAACCAAGCATACATATCTTCTTCTTCTGCAACAACTTCTTCTTCTTGAGTTACTTCCTCAGTTGGTTGTTCAGTTTCTTGTGGAAGATTTGCTAATTTTCTTAATCTGTTTAATTCTGCGTTTTCGTCCATTTCATCTTCTCCTTCTTCATCGTATGAACCATATAAGTTATCAATATCACCGATGAAACCATCACAAGCGTGGTTAGGATCATCTGGACAATCACCGCCACAATAACGACATTTTTCTTCTGCTATAAATTCGTATGATTCAAACCATTTTTGTTTTTGTGTTTCTTCGTTAGTTGATTCCATCATACCTAAATCAGATAATCTCATTTCTAACCATTCTGTTGGATCACCGTCTCTTGCTTTTTGTGTACCATATGGCATTTCGTCTTGATAATATCCAAATAAATCCATGTAAAGTTGTGAATCAGGATCTAACTGACCAGTTGCTTTTACTTTTTCAGCATCTTCTGGATAACTCATAAACATTGCTTTGACTTCATCTGCTTCCATACCTTCTTCAACTTTTTCATCAGTTGTTTCTTTGATTTCATCTTCGATAAAATCATCCATTAATGACTCATAGATTTCGCTTTCGTCTAGAGAATATTCTAATGGGTTATCACCTCTTGAAGGTGCTTTGTCTAGTGATTTCTTTTGCTTTGCAATACTTTCTGGAGATTTTTTTGAGTAATCGTCTAAGTCTAACTTATCGTTTGCTGGTGTTGGTTTGTATTCAGTTTCTTCTTCGATGCTTTCGCCACAACCACAATCAGATTGTGATTGCATTCCTGCTAAATGCATCATACGTAGAACTTCTTCTGGATGTTCTGTACTTGTGTTTGAAGTTGTAACTGACTTTCCGTTATCATCAGTAACAGTTAAGTTATAATGTTTACTCATTTTTCATCTCCTGAGATAACAGAAGGACTAGACTTTTCTTCTGTATCCATTTGTTCTTGTGCCGGATCTCTTTTTTCTTTCGGGCTTAATTCATTTTCGTGTGTCTCTGTTTCTTTTGGTGTTAAAGACTTTAAGAAATCTGAAATAAATCCACGTCCGTAAGATTTTCCGTCATCGGATTCTTCATCATAATCAGAAGTTAATAAAGGTTCTTTATTTTCTTCTTCTTTTTCTTCTGTTGGTTCCCATCCTTCTGGATGTACTGCAACTTCTTTGATGTTTAATCCTAATAAATCTGATAATTGTTGACGCATAATGTCCGCTGATACAGGATAACCTGTAACAACATCAATCTTTGAAACTTCTGAAATATCAATGTCTTTAAAGAACATTGGATTTTTAGAAATTGGAGTAGTTGATGTTTTTGACATATTTTTTACGTCATACTTTCCTAAGAATCTTTCAATTCTATCTTCATCACCTTCTGCCAAAGCACAGGCAAAACGTAATGTCATTTTATGTTCTTTTTCTGACTCTAATAATATTTCTTTAAAAGTTTTCATTGTTGTTCTCCAACGTACTATTCTTATTTATCAATTTTGTACAAATTTATTCCTTTTTGGACTTTGCCTCATCTGCAATCTTCTGTGCATCTGCTATTTTCTTCAATAATTCGTTTCTATCGATGTTCAAACTACCTTCAGTAGTTAATTCTTCGTCATTTTTGCCAGAATCCCTATCTTTTTGATGATCCAGTTTTGCTTTCTGTAATTGAAGATTAATCATACGTAGTTTTCTGTCTACTTTACTGTCTTTTGCCTCTTTTGCAGTCTTTAATAACTGATTTGCAGTCTCCATTAGTTTAGCACCTGCGTGTACTTCAACGTTCATACCTAATTGAAAGATTTCTTCAAATGACTTTAGTGCTTTAGAATGAATATCGTCCATTTCACGGTCGTGTTCATTTAAATCTTTTACAACAGGCAATGCAGAGTCAATTTTCTCTGTATTTTCCATTTCTTGATTTAGAATTTCTTGCAATTCTTTAGATTCTTCAATAGTAGGAACTTGTTCTTCTTGTTCTTCTTCGATTTTCTCTGGTTCTTCAGGAGCAAGATTAAAAGTTTCTTCTAATTTCTTTGTCATTTCCAATACCTTTCTACGTTTTCTACATAACGTTGTTTACTAAAGTATTTTACATATGTTTCTTTCATAAATTGTAAATTACAAGTAGGACTTGTCATACCTACATACCCTGATATTTTGTTTACTAGTTTTTCAGGGTCAGTAACTAGTTCTTCAAAATCTACTATCAACGTATCTATACCTGATGTTACTTTATTATATAAATCAAACCAATCTTTACTATATGGTTCAGTTTCATAAGGCACTGATTTTACATCCGGTGCATTTTTAAGTATATGGTTTCTCATACAAATAGTAGTATTTCTTTTTAATAAAATTTTCTTACTGTATTTATATTTAACTTCTAAGTTATTTTTTAACTTGTCTACAACACTCTCACCTTTAGAATCTAAGTAAGGATGCACTTTAGATATGAAAAATCTTTGGTCTAATTTTGCTTGTTCTATCAAATCATCTAAATTGAACATAACTTCAAAGAAACTATCTTTATTATAAAACTCATAATCATCAAATACACAAGGCGTATCAAATAATTGCAAACCTATCTTTTCATTTTGCCTTGCTTTTATTCTACCATCATTGATAAACTCTATTTTAGCACCATTGCCATAGATTGAATCAGATATCGATAACATAGAGGTAAGGAAATCACCACCTGCACCTGGTTCATACATTAATAAAATTGTTTTCTTTGAGATTTCCTCTTCTAGCCTAGAAATCTTATCTTTATAGTTCATTTTTTAATCTTATCATATTAAGGTAATGATATTTATGCTATTTCTTTTTCCTCTTAACAGGTTTTGGTTTTCGTGTATTAGAATATATGTCTCCTTCAGTTAAAACTCTGAATCTCATATTTCTTTTATTACACCATTTAGTCGCCGCATCCCATTTTGCATAATTTTGTATGACTTGTGCTTTTTCAACTCTTGCTCTTGCTAATCTAGGATCTGCTTGAGCCGATGGTTTGATTTCTATTAGTTCTGCTTGTTTCTTTCCTGCTTTGTCTTGGTATACAACTACAAAATCAGGAACATATGCAGTTACTTTTCCATTTAAAGGATTTTGATATGTTATTTTTACTGGTTCACTAGCCCAAGCAAATATATTTGGGTTGTTGTCACAAAAATTCATAAACGTAAGTTCCCAACTACTTCTAAAAGTAGGTTCTCCCTTACCAGAATACTTCTGTGGGTTTCTTATTGTGTATTTGCCTTTGTGAAATTTTGATGTTCTGCTCATTTAAGAATAGCCCTTGCAACATATCTGTTTGGTTTTTGAGGATTTATTTTACCTTCTTGATAACCAAATCGCAAGGAACTGTTCATAGCAAATGCGCCTAAATCATTTAATTTAAAATCTGGAGATACTTCATCTACTAGTTGATATGGATTTAATCCATAACTTCTTGCGACATTTACTAATTCAGCCGCATAAGTATTTGCTTTGGTATCAGTAAAGCCTTTTTTAATAAGTTTTGCTTTTAATACATCTATATCGAATGCCATTATCTAATACCCTTTGTTAAATTTTTTAAAGTAGTAATACTTGATTGTGCTGAATTCAATGCTGAGTTACTTACATTTGGATTTGTTGAAACTGTAGTTGTTGGATTTGCGTTTCCTCCACGTGCCACTCCTGCATTGTTTATCCCATCTCTAACTAAATCGCCTATTATACCAAATTTACTTTGTTTTGTTTTACTTAAATTCTGTAATGTGCCTATACCCGTGTTCCCTACAATGCCTTGTGCCGCAGAATTTTTAATATTGTTCCAGTTTATACTTCTTCCATTAAAGAAAGCATTTACTAATTCACCTTTTAATGCACTTGCTAAATTGCTACCACCGTATCTTTGTGTACCACCGTCATATGTATTACCTAAGTTAGCAAAATCTGCCACTTGAGGATATTTAGTTGCTGGTTCAAAAGGATTTGGATTGATGAATTTTTCTTCTGGTACTGCCTCAAGAAATTGATGTCTTGATTTGGCTTCTTCAATTTCTTGTCTTGCTAAATCGGCCGCCGCATCAGCATCTGGACTTGTAGTTGCTGAAAAGGCCAGTTTGTTATTTAATTTTGATAACTCATCTAATTTTTGTTGATTTATTTGGGTATTTTGAGCCCTTAATGAGTTTGAAAATGTCTGATTACCTGTTGCCCAAGGTGCATCATCGGCACCTGGTATATCTAAACCACTCATCTTATCTGTTACTTTACTTTTATCTCCATAAAAGTCTTTTAATAAATTATTTAATGCATCATTCCATACATTTGCGTGGTCTGTTTTCCATCCTGATGTACCTGAACTTTGAATTGCTTCAAGTAAGTATTCATTACCATAGTTCATCCAATCAGGGAATGACTCTACTGTAGTAACACTAGGACTTATAACAACATTTTCTGGTTGTAAACTTATGTCCATAGTTCTTAAAGTACTATCTGCATAATCACTTGGTGAGAATGTAATATTAGATACTATAGGATTGATTATTTCAATTTTTTGAATTTGACCATCACCGAAACCTTGATTTTCTATACCAGGAGCGGCGCCTACAGATGAATCTAAATTACCAAAGAAATGAAAAATTACAACTTTTTCAAATGATTGATGAAAAGACTTTCCTTTTGCCGATAATTTTCTACCTTGATTTCCTATTGACATTAATTCTTGTTCGATACTTGCACTGTCTGTGTTCATATCTGCATTAGCAAAGAATTGACCATAGATTTCTCTCATCAACTGAAACGTTTGACCGTCAGTTGTATCATAGAATTGTAATTGTACTTCTGGGAAATCTATACGTGTAGGAACATAGACACGTTTTCCATATCTATCTACAGGGAATGTAGTTGTTTGGATTCCTACTCCACTTACACTTTTTGCGAATCGTGCCGTTGGAAGTTTGTTTGCTGATTGAGTTCTTTCGTTTATGCCGTGTAACTCGACATAGAACATATCCCCAAATTTGGGAGTAGAATTCAGAGGACTACTACGTGGTCCTCCGAATCCGAATCTCTTTGAGGCGTTCTGACTGTCCCTAACTAGTTTGTTACCGGCGCCGTTAAACCCGCCCACTTTCTTGGTAGCCATATCGGTGCCTACCTTTTATTAACCAAGGATACTAGAGTTATTAATGAACTGTGTATCTGGCATAATTTCAGTATCAGTGAATACCGCGTTATCATATTGAATTGTTAATGCGATTGTTACTGGATCTGAAACTGAGTAATCAGATTGTGAGTAGTCTGCGTTCTGAACAAAACAACCTTCAAGTTGCCATTGTTCGTTTGGATTGCCTGAGTTACCGTCTAAGATTTCAATTAGAGTAGAAAACTTATAGTTAGTACCTGCCGCCGGACCAGCCTGATTTCTGTGGTTCAACTGTGATTGTACTTGAGCACCAACTAGTTTAGTTAAGTTGTTTGCAATATCATCACGTAGAGTAATTGTGATTGGCTCCCAAGTGTGTTTGCCCATCATATACATACGTGAGTTATATGAATCTACTGGAATTGATTCGTGAGTAATCTTCGGTCTAGTTACGTTCATTACTTGTCTTGTAAACTCTTGTGTTTGTGTGGCTGTGCCACCAAAACCTGCAACTTGAACACGGAAACGATAATTCAGTTTTGGTTGTAGAATACCAGAACCAGTAACTGCGTCACCAGAATCTGTTGGTACACCAAAATTATTTAATGTTCTTGCCATTTTTTTGTCTCCTAAAAAGTTTCGAAACTTTGTTTTATAAGAGTATTTATCATTAATGTTTGGAATTAAAGTTGTATATAATGAAAAACCCCTCCAAAAGGAGGGGTTAATCTAATTTATTTTGATAATATCTCTATTATGCTAGAGATTCACCAGTATTTCTAATACGTAGCGGAATGTAGATAAATTCAACTGATTTAACTGGTTGAATTGCAACATCTACATATAACTCGTTTCTATCAATACGTGCTGGTGTGTTGTTTGATTCATCACAAACTACTAAGAAGTCAAATAGACCTCTGTTTGTAACTAACTCACCACAGAAACGTTCTACTGCATCACGAATATTGTCACGTGTGATTTTATCATTCTGTTCGAATAAGAAACCACGTGATAAATTGTCAAGATTGAAACGCATATAGTTTACTAGTCTCGCAACATTTACTCTGTCTAATGCAGATGCAAATGCTTGTGAAGTTTTTTGTCCATAAACTACTAGACCTTGATTTGGAAGGTCTGCGATTGGATTGACACGTGCAGTGTATAACGTATCACGTTGACCATTGCTTAAACGTACTTGTGAAAACTCATTTTCATCATTTACGAAACCAACTTTACTTGCGTTAGTTACAACACCACGTGTTAGACCCGCTGGAGCAAACCATGGGAATGACACTTGGTCTGAAAATGCTATTGTACGTAATGCAATCGCTGATGAAGGGATAACAACATCATTACCTGATAAGTCTGTAGATAGACCGTGTGGGTAATAAACTGCCGCATATGTTTCTGCTGGCATATTGTCAGTTGCCCAATTTTTAAGAGAAGTAGAATCTGACTTAAGATCCATTGGTGTATCACCAATTACAAAAGCGATTTCTTTCTTGTCTTTGTTTAGAGCAATCATTTCATCCATCAACTCAGGATAACCTGGAGCCGCGATTAAGTTAAAGTATACTGACTCTGAACGAATACCATCGTTGCTTGATAGAGCCGATTGCATACCTTCAACAACCATATGACGTTGTGCGTGTGCGCCAAACTTACCAGAACCATCTAGGTTAGAACCTGATGCCCACTCCCACTTACCGTTAGTGTATTTTTTAACATTGTAAGTAGAGTAATCCATGTTAACAAGTAACATATCTTGTGGGTGTAACTCTGGGTTTGGTGTTAATGCGTGTGCAGAACGTGTATTTGTATTACCTTCTGCATCATATGGAGCATCGTAGTTGTAGTGTCCGAATACTACACCATTAACTGATGATTGGTCTGCATTGTCAAGTTTAACCCAAGATGATCCATCGTAACGATAGATTGCTGGGTAAGGAAGTTCATCGCCATCGACCCATAAGTCACCTGTTTGTAATGGTGATGTACCATCTTTTCTTGCAGTAGGCATACCTGTTCTTAGTTGAAGTTCAGTTGCTTGTAAGCCGTCTGCGTCTTCTGACCAAGCGTGTGGTTGCCATTCCATTGCAGTACCATTGAAGTTGTTCTTTAAGATTTCAATTTTTAGGTCTGAATTGTACCATAAAGTACCTTCTGCAACTTCGCCTGTAATTTGTGTTTCTTTGGCTTCGATTACTAAATCGCTCCAAGCACTATCTACATTTGTTGCTCCTGTGAAGCCCATTGCAGTGAAACCTGCGGCAAAGTCAATGTTTAATTCCATGCCATCAGTTTTCGATACTCTGATTTTATTTGAACCTAATTTTTCAACTGTAACGTTGGCCGCATTTAGTGATGCGTTTGATTGCATTTGTAAAATTAATGCATCTAAAGTCACTGCGGTTACGTTGAATTGTTGACCTTCTACTGTGAAATCAGTTGTAATACTTGATGTATTACCGATTGCGTTAGAAGTAATTGATGTTACTGTTTTACCAGTATGTCTTCTTAATTCCCAAAAACCTTTTGTTGCATCATAACGTGCATAGATATCGCCAGCAGTTATCAAGTCTGCACTTGCGGCATCATCTGATGTGTATAATGGTGCTTGTACAGATTGAAATAATCCAGATGTTGAATTATAAATTGATATTGTTGGATCAATACCACCACCTTGTTTAGTTAGACGAACATAAAGTTCACCACCTGCAAGAGGTGTTGTTCCGTCTGACTTAGTAGTAGGTGCAAATTTGTTAAATTGGAAATCTGATGAACCGGTGTCGCCTAATACGATCCAGTTAACACCAACTTTTTCATAATATGTAACTTTTGTTGTTGAGGCTACGATTGCAATGTCTCCTGAGGACCCGTAAGTGTTTACTGGTGCCGCAAAGCCATCTGCGTTTATTGGTTCAACGTTACCACTATCAGGTGCATCTGTTAATACTTTTGGTGTAACTGCATTCCAGTTTGTACCATCATATTTAAAGATACCAAATGCTGATTTTGATACATCGTGCCAATATGTGCCGTTTGCTATTGCGCCTGCTGGTTCGTTTGTAGATGCTTCCAACTGTGACATATCTACGTTTGCACGAACAACATAGGCGTTGTTTGATACGCCAAGATATTGATACGCGGCTAATAGACCGTATTCACTAGTTTCTGCTCCTTGCACAACCGATCCGCCAACTTCATAGAACTTTGGTTCTCCGAAAGTTTCAACTAATTCTCGTTGTGAAGAAACAAGATATGCAACACCGGCATTTTGCTCAAGTGTTCCAGAAGCGATTGCTGAACCAGATGCGTCTGTTTTGTTTGTTGCAGTTGCAACAACTAGTAATGGAAGTGTGCCTTGAGTAGCGGCCGCATATTGCGACTCATCACTAACTGTAACTGACACGCCCGGTGATACTAATGTAGGCATTCTGTTTCTCCTTATTTCATAAATTGCTATTCAGCAATTTTCTAAATTGCTATAACTATTTATCGAAAAATGCGAAAAAAGTGGTGTTTTTGAGTTAACTACGTAGACAATAGGTCTGAAACTTGACTATATAGATGCTCCAAGTCTTTAGAGTTATCAAATTGAATGTCAAAGTCCCATCCTGCCCATCCATATTCACTTCTATGTACATTTGGATAGTGACTATTCATACTATTCACCATTCTATCAGACTTTATAGTATTCTGTTTACAAGCAGTTTCCCACCAATCTGGTTTGTCATTTCTCCAAACTACAGAAGTTTTTCCACCTAATTTTTTAATAACATCTAATTCATTGAAGAATCTACAATCAGAAATAACAACATTTTTATCTGTCATTTCTACTTGTCTTTCACAAGCCGCTACCCATATATCAGGATGAAAATGTGTTCTGAATACGTCTGTTCCTACGTGTTGTAATGCATATCTAGGTGTAAAGTTTGGTATATCTAAACGTTTAGCCCACCATTCATCTACTTGTTCTCTGAATACTCTACTCTCAGAAGTATTTCCTTCTAATAAAATTCTATCCCAACCAAAGATATTTGCACAAGCATCTTTTAATACGCCAGCAAATGTTACTCTTTGAAACTCATTTTCTATTAGATATCCTGCAACTGTGTCTTTACCGTGACCTATAAGCCCGCAGATACCTACAATTTTTTTCATAAAAACCTCAAGAGAATATTATATAGTATTACTGTTACAAATGTTCCTATCATTACACTATACCAGAAACCTATTTTTGTTACTAGTATCCCTACTATAACAAAAAATATAAGACTTGTCAATACGAAATAAATTGTTTCAAAACTAAATTGTTGAAAAGTTTGTGCGTCTACACCTGACCACCACATAAAAATCATAGCAAGAAAGGCAGTAAATGGTATACCCATTAAAAGTGCCGCCATTGTTGCATTTCTTTGAGCCATCATAGATACTGATGCCACAAGTAGTCCTGAGATTATAACCTTAAGTAAAAATTCCATCTTAGCCTATTATAAAGTTCAATGGAGCAGATCCATCTACATATGTGTTTAAATCTTGTTCTAACTTATCAAGCAGAACATCTGCCTCTTGTTTCATTGCATCGCCATTTAATGAAACGCCTCCTTGAGCACCTGGTAAAGCACTAAATTTACTTCTTGCCTCACCCAACATTTTTTTACAATATGCTAATGTGTAATCTCTCATCCACGACTTTAAATAAGGATCTTGAATTAATTGATCCTCAGGTCTTTCAAGATGAACGTGTATAAGAACCATTTCATCGGCTCTCATTCTACGTAATAATTTTAATTTTTTAGTTGTTGTGTTCCAGATAAACTGAATATCTGTTGCCGCCACTCTGTTTAATGCTTCACGATATTGTGAAAATGCATCATAAGTTGCGATACCACCAATGTGATTATTTAAAAAGAAATATGAATTAGCATATGCTAACTCAAATGGATCCATATCAACACCACCTGATATACCGTGACCAAATGAACGATGCCAAATTTGTTTGACTTCTGTAATTTCTGCTGGTAAAGTATATTCGTCTACGTCTTTCTTTAATTCGATGGAATAAAAATCTTCTTCAACTGCATTTTCAGACCTTTGTCTAATTTTTGATAAAGCAACATCTATTGCTACATCATAATGGTCTGGATCCAGTTCGATATCAATCATACCATCGCCTAATAGTAGTCGAACTTCTTTAGTTAATTCATTTCTTACTTTGCTATTCTTAGGCATTGATTATATCTCCTATATTGTATTTATCATTTTAAGGAGGTAATAAAAAACCCCACTCTTTCGAATGGGGTTGATTAGTAAAATTAATTATTTTAGAACTGGAACAAAACCACGTTCTTTTGCAGTATGTTCAAAAATGAATTTTTCACCTACGTTTTCATAAGTGTCATTATAACTGTTTTCTGAATCTGAGTCAGGAGTTGGAACATTAAGCAACTTAGGATTTGTGTATCCATCATATGGAACTTTCTTAGCAATTTTGTAAGTAAAGTCAATGTTATGATTTGCTTTTGCCCAGGCTCTGAAACCTGCAATTAAAGTTAGGTATTGTTTATAATGTCTTGAGTTCATAAATGTAAGACCAAAAGCGCCTTTGTTTGGTGCATCTTCTGACCAAGCATAGCCTCTTTTTTTATCCATAATGAAGTCTCTCGCCGATTTCGCATTTTTCTCATTAGTAGAATCAATATATTGGTCTAACAGACCAACAAGAATATCTACTGCATCTTTATCTGCATTGGCGTTTTTAACTGAATCAGGAATACTGACTTCCTGAAAATAGTGTGTTTTAGTTGCCATCTTTAATTCTCCCGGGATAATAATTTGTATTATTAACTAATAGCCGTCGCTATCTACAAACTATTTATCAAAAAACCTTGAGAATTAACGTATGTTCATTAATTCGACCATTCATCTTGGTTCCGACACTTTTGATAGCATCAAACTCTTTGTTTAATGAACGTTTTGTTATCTTTTTAAAGATAGGAAGTTGTTCTTTTGGTTTACGTAAAGTCTTTTGTAGACTTTCATCTTCTAAGAATCCCATCATTGTAGTGCCTTTTACACTAAGACCTGTACCCTCTCTTTTTAATTTTAGAGGATCAACATTTCTAGCATTATATATACCTATTTTTCTTGTTTTCACATTGTATATAACTGCTACATTTGAACCTATTAGTTCAACAGGATTAATACTGACTAAACCTGTTTCTGTATGTTCTTTACAGAACCTAAGATTCTTAACTAGTTTTTCTGCACTAACTGGTTTCTTCTTACGAGGCTTTCTATCAAACTTAGCATTTTCGATAATCATATCACAAGCCTGAACAATACTTTTATACATTTCGTGCATTGCTTTAATTTCATCTTTTTGTAAATGTTGATATCCTTCGATTAACTGATTATGCCAATCGAGTTCTTTCTCTGTCATATTTTTTGTTGAAGGTGGGTTAACAAGTTCATCATATTCTTTAAAACAACCTTCATATAATTCTTTAATTATCTTGGCGTGATTTGCCTTTGCCTCTACTTTACGTAATAGACTTAAAGGTTTAAAGTTTTTCAAAGCACCACTAGTCATTTCAAAATCATTGATAAAATCATCAATGTCATTTGTCATAGAAAATGCTTTTGCTCTAAGAAGTTCTTGTATACTTGGTTTATGTAAATTCTTCTTTTCTTTCTTTTCTTTTTCTACTTTTTCTTCTTTGATTTGTTTACCTTTTTCAATGGCTTCTGAAACTCTTGCCTTAATAAATTCACTTACAGGATGAATATGTCCAGTAGTTCCTGCTAGAGTTTGCCAATAATCATCTTCTTTCTGATTGAAGTCTGGCATACCGTCTAACAAAAGTCTAGCACATATAGCCGCGGTAACCGAAACAGTGTAGTCAGGTGCTTGTTTGGCGTATTTAAGGTCATCTTTTGAGTAGTCATTCTTTTCCATCCAAGTAAAAACATATGGATATAAATCTGATGGTTTGTAATTCTGATAATAGAATTCTCTAGCCGCTTGACTTTTACGATGAAACTCTTGTCCAGATAGTTGTTCCCAACCATCCCATTTAGGTGACTCAAGTTTCGCACCACGCCGAGGTGCGGATCGTACTACTTTCTTTTTTCTCTTTGCTAGACCCATTGAAAACTCCCTGCGAAATTGTTAGAATCAGTTTTTGTTAATTTCTATTTAACAACATAAGTCGATTTTTGTCAAGTTTTAATCTTATCCGTGTTATTATCTAGTAATTTTACGTCTTCAATGATATCTTTTTGTAATGCATTAATCAATAATGCACTTCTAAATTCTTTTGAATTGTTAGGCATAGTACTATGTAATGTTCTACCATCATACATCAGAACATCACCTGGTTTAGCAAGAAACTGTGTGCCTTCTGTTAGAATTCTATCGTTATAGTGTTCTCTGTTTTCTTCTAAATCTTCAAATCCTATTTTTTCTAAATGAGAACCAGGCAAATATGCAGTTGCTCCATTTTGTAATGTGAAGATATCTAAAGGAATAATAATCTGCACACCTAATGTTCTATCTACTTGATTGAATTCTTTAAATCTATAAGGAGTATCAATATGTGCATATACTTTTGATGCTCCTGCTCTAGTTGTAATACAATCTACTGCGTGGATACCCCAATTATCATTTGTAAATATTGCATCGATATATCTTACTAATCCCCAAACTACAGGTTTCCACATTTCAGGAGGGGGTGCAGTTGTCCACCATACATCATATTCTCTCCCTACTTCGTGTGTATCGTAATATTTTCCATCACAAGCATTTCCTCTGTGAATATTTTCTGGATTCATTGCCCATAATTTGAATTGTTGTATTGCAATACTTGGTAAAAAATCACGTACAGTAATATATCCTGCGGATTTATCGTAGTTTGGATAAGTTTCGATGCTCACATTAATCCCCTTTAAATCTATTTAGTTTATAATAAGATAAATACGTATAGATGTCAAGGAAAAAGATATGCCAAGATTAAGTTTATGGAACCCACGTAAGGGTAATGATTACAAATTTATAGACAACCAGGTGAAACACCATTTAGAACACGGTGGGACATCTTTACTTGTCCATAAGTACATTGGTTCACAAGACACAACTGATCCAAATTACGATCCTACAAAACCAGCAATACAAGACTTGTTGTTTATGGAGAATCGTGATAGAAAATATGAAAAAGATTTGTATGACTTACGTGGAACATATACAGTATCAGACCAAGATATGGATCTGACACAATTTGGAATGTTCTTAGGAGTAGACCAAATTATATTTTCTGTTCACATAAACGATATGGTAGACAAGATGGGAAGAAAATTAATGACAGGTGATGTCATTGAACTTCCTCATATGCGTGAAGATTTACGACTTGATGAAGATGGACAGGCTGTTAATCAATATTGGGTAGTGCAAGATGCAACAAAGGCCGCTGAAGGCTTTGACCCAGGTTGGTGGCCACACATCTGGCGTGTACGTTGTAAGCAATTACAAGATACACAAGAATACTCAGATATATTTGGAACAGGTGAAGAGGCAGAAGATTTAAAAAATATTCTATCTACTTACAATAAAGAACTTCAAATCAATGATGCTATTGTTACTGAGGCTCAAGATAATGTTCCAGGTAAATATTGGGATTATAGAACAAACAGTTTGCAATATAATAAGGGTGGTACACATCCAGAAGATTTAGATATGGCAACTGTAGCAACTGGTACACAGTTTCCTAATGAACCACCAGAGAACACTTACTTCTTACGTAGTGATTACAAACCACATAGATTATTTCAATATAGAGATGATAAATGGTATAGAGTAGAAGATAGTGACGGTGCTTGGGAAGTTGGTCATCACTTGCATCATCAATTTATTAACAACGATGGTGTTGTAAAATTAGAAGACGGTACCATTGTATCAGGAAAGGTTAACTTATCTAAAGCAGTTAAACCAAAGGTAGACTAATATGGCAAGAGTAGAACAATCACATTTTTACGATGAACAAATAAGAAGATACATTCTACAATTTATTCGTATCTTTAGTGGGTTCAGTGTAAAAACAGGAAAGAAAATGAAAGATGGTACATCAGATTATTACATCAAAGTTCCTGCACGTTATGGTGATATCACTCGTATGGCCGCAACTGTACTAAAAGATAATTCTGAAAATATAGTAAACTCTGCTCCCTTCATTGGTTGTTGGGTACAAAGTTTACAACCAGATAGGTCTAGAGTACAAGAACCTTTTTTTAATGATGCAGTTGCAGTTACAGAAAGAAAATTCGATGATGCTACGCAAAAATATGTAGATGAACCAGGTAACAGATATAATGTAAGAAGACTTATGCCTGTTCCTTATCTTTTAAATATGCAAGTAGATGTTTGGACAAGTAATACTGACCAAAAATTACAGTTACTTGAGCAAATGTTAGTTCTATTTAATCCAGCATTAGAAATACAACATAATGATAATCCTGTTGATTGGACTACTATAACTATGGTAGAACTAACTGATATTAACTGGACTAGTCGAGGTATTCCTGCAGGCGTTGAAGACCAAATAGATATTGCTACTTTATTTTTTCAAATACCTATTTGGATTAATCCTCCAGCACAAGTCACAAGACAAAACGTAATTAGAAATATCATTCATAACATTTATACATTTACAGATTTAGATACACTAGATTATGATCCTGATGCATTTGAATTTTTCAGAGATTTAAAGAAAGAGGCAACAGTAGTTGTTACACCTGAAAACTTTGCATTAAAAGTTACAGAAAGTAATGGTACATATTCGTGTCAGGTATTAAGAAATGGTAACTATGAAGATGGTATAAAATGGGCAGATGTTCTTAAGTATTATGGAAATCTTGATAATGGTATATCAAGACTCAGATTAAAATATCACGGCGAAATGGACAATCTTGATGCAGATATTATTGGTACATTAAGTTCCACAAATAATGATGAGTTCTTAACTTTTTCAGTTGACAAAGACACTTTACCTACAAATACAATAAATGCAGTAGATAGAGTAATAGATGCAGACAAGGCAAGACCAGGATTTAATGGCATTCCACAACCAGCGATAGGACAAAGATATCTATCATTAACTTCTACAAAGGCAACCAGTGTATGGGGTCTTGATATAGACGTTAATGATATAATTGAATATAACGGTAGTGCTTGGGTCAAATCATTTGATGCAAGTTCATATACACTACGTGCTTATGTAACAAATACTTTTACCGGTCAACAATTTAAATTTGAAAACGGTGATTGGTCAGATACTTTCCAAGGTATATACGATGCAGGATACTGGCGACTTGAATTGTTACAATAAGAAAGTTATGTCAGATGATAAAAGCCGCAGGTGCGTGTGTAATCGCAAAAGATACTAAAAGAATAATATTACAACAAAGAGACAAACACGGTTCTCACCCTAGAAATTGGGGATTTTGGGGCGGCAAAGTTGAAGGTAATGAAAATATTTCACAAGCATTATTGAGAGAAGTTTGTGAAGAACTAAATTTAGATATCAAACGTGATGTTTTAAAAATTTATCCTTTAGACCAATATCATTCCAGAAACAAAGACTTTAGTTACTACTCATTTGTCATAGTAGTTAAAAAAGAATTTATACCAAAACTTAATCACGAAAGTGGTGGTTATGCTTGGATAGAACACGAATACTTTCCTAAACCATTGCATCCAGGAACTCGTAGAACACTTTTCAAAAAGAAGAAACTTAAGACTATCCGAGACATTATATCGTCACTATAATATTTTATTTTTCACTTAAATACTATATTGGGAGACAAACTTGGATAGTGGAATAATAGACTTTAAGAAACAAAAATTTATAAGGGACTGTATTGAGTATCTTAAGACAGGTGATTTGCCTTCGGACTTGAGAAACATTATCAATAGTTCTAATCCAAGTTATATAGAATATCTAAAGAAAGATAATGATGATAGTACAGTAAAAGTTATTGATACTGTTATAAACAAAGTAAGACAATCATCACAAAAACAAATTACTGCAAGTAGACAAAAAATCAATATCATTGCTTTAGCAACATTAGAAAAGTTAGCAACCGATGATAAAAGATTTGAAATACCAGAAGTAATAGAAAGATATAGAGAAACTATAAATCCAGTAAAAGCATTATACTATGACTTACAAGAGATTATGTTTCTTTATGATGGAAAACCAAAGAACAAACACCACAAATTTCTGATAGATAAATTTTCTAAAAAAGAATCTTTTGATGAAATATTAGTTGCAGTTAATAGAGATATTGAAGATTTAAAAGAATGTAGAGAAAGAATAAGAGGCATACGAGAACAACTTAAGTTTTCAAGTAAAAGTGAATACAACAAGAAAATTATAGATTTGTATTCAGAGATGAAACAATGGAAAAGATTGTTTGAAAAGTTTCCTAATTGGGTAGAAGAACACGAAACAGGTACTTGTAAAGGTTTATTAGATACTTTAAAAAACTTCTTTTTATCAGAATAAAAAAGGGCGCCTGAGCGCCCTATTTCTTTTTATATATAAAATGAAAATTACTGTTGAACTTCTTCAACTGGCATTTTTTCACCTGTCATTAATGCAACACCAAATACGATTACGATTAGTGCTACTGCCATCCAAACTTTTTTGGATTTCATCCATTTTTTCATAATAGTCTCCTATTTAAAAATAATAAGGGCGAACACTAAGTCCGCCCTATATTAAAAATTTTTAAAGGTTTAGTTGATTACTTACCTACTTTTACTTCGACCATACCTTCGCCATCTGCTATTGCGATACCGATGTAAGCCGTGCAACGTGGGTCGCCTTCACCTGTCCAAACAGCCGCGTGACCTTTAACATCACTTGCAACCATTATGTCACCTTTTTTCACTGAACCTTCTACTTTACAAGGAACACGTCCTTGTAATGCAACTGCACAGTTACCACCGTCTTTATTCATTAGATATGCTGGATTTGTTGAAACAACTCCTGCCATTTTTGGTGCGCCATATCCTTCTGCGGCTGTAACTTCTGCATCACCACCGAACATCATAACTGTTCCTGCCTCGTACTCTGCGTCTGCGGCATACATTTCAGCAAGGTCGGCATATAGAGCCGAAGAGGCTTGTCCTGCAAGTGTTCCTGCGTTAGTGATATTGTTTCCACCCATATTTAGGTCGCCTGACATTGTATCACCTGCTTTTGCAACTTTACCTGCTAGGTTAGTTGTCATTGTTCCGGCAAAGTTTGAGTCATCACCTAAAGCGGCCGCTAACTCGTTAAGAGTGTCTAGGGCACCTGGTGCTGAATCAATTATTGAATCAGTAACAGTTGTAATCATACCATTAATTGTACTTTGTGCTGATGCACCTAATGTTAAAGAACCGTTAATTTCTGTTGCACCGTCTAATTGTGCAGTACCATCAACTTCGATTGCACTGTGGAATTGTACTTTACCACGTAAGTGCTTACCGACAGCCGCGCCACCGTCACCATTATCTTGTGCCGCTAGAATAGAAACGTTTCTTTCTAGGTCAGCAATACGTCTTAGGTTTGATTTTGTACCAGTAAAGATAATATCTCCACTAGTCATATCTACTGTTCCTGTAATTTCAGCGATATTACCTGTAGTGTCAACTTTATAATGCTTTCCACGTTCAATCTTTGTATTCGTGGAACCGTTGTGTCTAAATTTTCTTCCCATTAGTGTCTCCTTAATTCGAAAGGTCTTTAGATGACCTCATAGTTCAAACTGAACTAGTAGGGGATTACTCCCCTACTTTTGTTAAGTTAAATTTTATTGTTCATCCATATAGATAACTTCAACTTCGTCATCTTCTGATAGTACATCAGCGGCGAATGTTAGACCAGTTGCAGTAATTTCTACTTCGTTTGGTCTTGCCATTATTCTGTTGATGTATACCACTGCGTATGGAGAGTCAGCGATTTCAGCCGCCATATCAACTGCACCTGAACCAAGATCCACTTTTTGTGCCATCATTTGTGCCCAAGTTCTTGAGTATGATGCACCAGAGTTTGTTGATTCGTCAGTTGAAGAAACTTCATATGCGTGAGAATGTTTCTTAGTTGTGTTACCTAATTGAGCATAACGACCGTCAAGTGAAACTGTTACGTCTGATTGTGTTCCAACAGATAGTGTTAGTGTACCACCTGAGAATGTTGCACCGTCTACGTAATCGTTTACTTCTGTTTGTGTGTTTGTTACTGTTAAAGTACCTGCCGCATCATCGTATGATACTGAGATACCAGTTCCACCACTAACATTTGCCATAACTGCATCTTGGGCTCTTTCGTTTGTGAAGAATAAGTTTGTTGAACCTTCAGTAATTTCGTCTGAGTTATCAACGCCTTGTACTGCACTTGTTACGAATGCCTCAGTTGCGTATGAGTTTGACGTTAAGTAAGAACCAACACGTGCATCTGTGTAGTAAAGATTTGTTGAACCTTCTGCTACTGCATCTGTGTCTGTTCCTGATAGAGCCGAAATTGCTCTTGCGTTTGTAAAGTATAAGTTTGTTGAACCTTCTGATAAGTCATCAGATGTAGCCGCCGCCATTTTTGTATCCCAACGTGCAGTTGTGTAATACAAGTTGTTAGCGCCTTCAGATAAATCATCAGTGTCAAAACCAGTTAAGCCGTTAATTGAAATAACACCTGTTGTGTTATTGTATAATATATCGCCTGCTCCTGAGATTGCCGCTCTTGCTCTCGCCGCCGTATGATAAAGGTTGCTTGAACCTTCTGACATTGAGTCTGTATCGTGATTTGAAATATCTGAAACAGTACCTGTTACGTTACCTGTTACGTTACCTGTTAAAGCACCAACAAATGCGCCTGATGTGTAGATATCTTCTGCACCTACTGACCATCTGTCATTTGTTTCGTCCCATAATAGTTGAACGTTTAGGTCATCACCACGTTCTACTTCGATACCAGCATTTGCACTTGCAGTACCTGTTGCATCTGAATTTAGAAGAAGAATGTTATCTGCTAAATTTATTTGTGAAGTATTAATTGTAGTTGTTGTACCAGTAACTGTTAAGTTACCACTGATATCTACGTCACTAGAGAATGAACCAGTTGTTGCAGATACTGGATTTGAACCTGAACCTAATCCGCCTGTAACTGCACTATCAACATACGCCTTGTTCGCCGCGTCTGTACCTGATACTGGAGTACCAACTTCTTTGATTAAGTTTGAGTTTAAATCTAAGTGGTCACCTACTTGTAAGTCACCTGATGAAGTTTTTAGTTCACCTGTAAACTGAATTCCATTTGCAGATTCGATTTGTAGAGTACCTGTACCCGTAGTCATCATCTTCAATGTTTCGTTTATATCTGTTTTGATTGTAATTGTTCCTGAATCATCTTCAACAATTTTCTTGTTGTTTACGTATAATGAGCCTGGACCTACGTACATATCACGCCAAGCCGCACTAGATGTACCTAAGTCGTAGGTGTTATCCGCACTTGGAATTATATGTCCTGTAGCAGTTAGGTCACCAGTTAGTGCTATACCACCTGATGCCGTCAATAAATTTGTTACTGAAAGAGTACCGCCTACAGACACGTTACTGGAAAAGTTACCAGTTGTCATTGACGCCGCCGCGCCTTCACGTGCTAATGGGTAGCCTCCAGTTGTTGAACCATCGTGAACGACAAGTGTTTTCTTGTCTGTATCAACTGTCACCTCGCCTACTAGACCAGTAAACGATGAGTGTTGTGTCGTTGTACCACGACGGAATTGGATTGCATATGCCGCCATATTATTTCTCCCGTCTATAAAAAATCGATTTATTATAGATTGTACCTCATATATCAGTACAGTCTAATGTTATTTATCGAATTTTACTATTTTTTATGTCTGATTATTAAAAATTATAGAATCACAACTTCAATGATTCTAGTAGTTTCTGTTAAGTCGTTAGTTAATGATTTTGCAAATACAGAATGTCCCATATCTACTCTGCCAATACTTTTTGCTACACCTGGAGTAGCGGATGTTACTAGCATATCGCCTTTTTTAACTGGTCCTTCTACTTTACAAGGAACACGACCTCTTAATGCTAGATAAGGATGTGTACTATCTTCGCCTGCATCTGAATTCATTTTTATTGCTGGATTTGATGAAATGACACCTGCTACTCTTGAATCTGCATCACATACATCTTTAGTTGTTATTTCTTTTTCACCACCAAATATAACTACTGTACCTGGTTCATATTCTGCATCTGCCTCATATCTCTCAGCCAAGTCAGCATATGTTGCCTCTACTTCGTGACCAAATATTTTTCTCCATTGATTTGTAGTAGAACCTAAATCATATGTATTATCTGTACTTGGTATTTGACTTCCTGATACTGTATTTGTTGCGTCTGTTACCATAAAATTAGTAGGTATTGCACTAGATGTTATAAATCCTGCATCATTTGGTAAATCACTAATTTGTGTAGGTATAGTTGGAGTATTTGTTAAATCTAAGTAACTACCAGTAGTTGCTACAGTTGACAAAGAAGATGTATCTGCTTTTGTACCAATTAATGTAGTTATGTTTGTATTATAATTTGCATCATTGTTTATTGCATTTGCTAATTTTTTTAATGTATCTAATTGCAATGGTGCAACATCAACAACTGCATCTACAAGTGCTTGAGCCGATGCTAAAGTAGTTGCGTGGTCTGTAGCACTTTGTGTTACTGTTTGAAAACCTGCATAAGATCCAGTAATATATCCTGCATCATTTGTGAAAGAACCAACGTTTGTTGGTAGACTTGATCCTGGTGAACCACCTGTTGAACCTGAAATAACATTTGAAGTTTCTGTAATTAAACCAAAATCTGTAGGTGCATCGTAACTAATAACACCTGTAGTATTATCGTAAGCAATTTCATTACCTTGCACAGAAATTGACAGCCTTGCATCTACATCATCATAGTAATCAGGTGTAAAAGTTATTACGCCTGTTGCAGAATCATAAGAAAGTTCAGTACCAGAAACACTAATTGATGCTCTTGCTCTTGCATCTGTATAATAAAGATTTGTTGTACCTTCATTTAAATCATCTGTAGTGTTAGTTGTTGTAGACCAAGCAAGTGTAGTAAAAGTACCTGCCTCTGGTGTTGTAGCACCTATTACAGTACCATCTATATTACCTGACTCAACATCTATTGAACCATCGCCTGTTACATCAATGATTGTTCCACCATTTTCTGCATCGATATTACCTGTAAGTGAACCTGAAACATCTACGTTTGATACAAATAATTTGTTTACGTTTATATCGTCACCAAATGTATCCCATCTTCCGTTAGTTTCGTCCCAACCAAATTTCTTATTGGCATCAGATCCTCTATTGATTTCTATTCCGACATCTTCTGATGCCGCACCTGTGTGGTCGCCATTTAATAACATAAATGGATCTGCAATACTTACTGTTTCTGAATTAACAGTAGTAGTTGTTCCGTCAACTGTTAAATTTCCTTTAATAACAAGGTTACCACTACGTGACTCAAGTACTGCGTCTGTATTTCCATTATCTAAAAATACTTTTTCGCCCCTTAAGAATAGTCTGTCACCAAATTTGATTTGTTCTGCCATATTATCTCTCTCAAAAGGTTTGTTTCTTAAATGTATTTATCAGTTTATTGGATTTACTGGCATAAAAAAAGCCGGGAATAAATCCCGGCTTTCTTCGTAATCTGTGTATAACGAATTATACGAAAGATAGATTTGAGACTGCGATTTTTGATACGTAGTCTGCCGCATTACCTAGAGATGATGCAGTGTTTGTTAATTCCACGTAACCGTAACGAGTCATAAATGATACAACTGGTTCGAATGTACCTGGATCAACCACAACGCCTGAAGACATTAGCGGAACGTACGGACAATAGAATGCCGCCGCATCGATTTCGCCTGAACCTTTGTAACCAAGTAGTACGTCATCGTTTGATGCATATGTGTTTACATATACTCTCATTGTACCGTTTAGAGTACCTACGAATTTCGTATTTGTTGGTGCTTCAAAAGTACCTTCAGTTGTTCTTGCGAATGCTGATGTTGTAGCAGATTGCAAGATTGTCAACGCTGATGGTGAAACAACTGCCCAGTTTGCCGCGCCTCTACGAGTACGTTGAGCAACTAGGTTTGCTTGTTGATTGATTAATGTCGCTAACACGGCGTGTCTATCACCGATGAATGTAGGTGTACCTGTGAAAGAACCTGACATATCGTATGTTGCGCCTGTTGTTGCTAAGTTAGATAGTGAACCTAAGATTTCTTGGTCGATTTCAGCAGTGATTTCCATTGCTAGAGCCGCCATAATCTCAGCCTCTACATCTAGACCGTGCATTGCGTTTGCGTCTTGAGCCGCTTCAAATGTCCAACGTGCAGATAGTTTACGAGTTTTCGCCTCTACTGTTTGTTTTAATACTTGAATTGACATTTTTGAACCTGCAACACCTTCTAGAGATGCAGTTGAAGCCGGAGCCCCTGCCGCATCACCTGAATATGCGTTTGCAATTTCAAATGGTGATAACGCTTCATCACCTGCAGATACGCCTGCTTTTGATTCAGCATATCTTACACGTAATGTGTGAATTTGACCTACTGGTCCAGTCATTGGTTGAACACCAATGATTTCGTTAGCGATAACTGTCGGCATAACACGACGGATAACTGGTAGTATCACCTTGTTAAGAGTTGCGATGTTACCAGCCTGTGTTGCACCAGCAGTTGCACTTTCGTTAAGTGCTACTTTAGTGTTTTCTAAAACCGTTTTCATTACGTCTGCTTTAGTGCCATCTAGGCCTTCCATTAAAGCATCACGTGTTTGATCCCAGTTTTTTCCTTCGAAAAGATTTTCCATCTTTTTATCTCCTGATAATTTATCCTGGTTAATTTAATCCAGCCAGTTTTTTCAACTGAATTATTTCGGCATCGCTTCCTGATGACGGTGATTCTTCCGTTGCTACCTCACGGTCACCAGTATGTTCAGTCACTTTGCCTTCTGTTAATGTTTTTGTTTCTTCTTTCGTTGAAACGTTCTTTTCATCTAATACTGCCGGTAGATATTTCTTGAAAGCAGTTTTTAGATTAGAAGTCTTTACTGACTCTAGTAATTCATTCATCACCTGACGCTTTTCTTTGCCTAACGGTGCTAGTAGATCCGACATAACCTCTTTACGGTTAATCTTATCTTCTAGGATACGTTGAGCCTTTTGAGCATCTTCAATGTTTGAATCTTTGTCAGCAATCACTTTTTCAAGTTCAGCAACTTTTGTTGCAGATTCTTCAAGTTTCTTGTTCACTTTAGCAACTTCTGTGCCTTCATTTAAATGTGAAGCCATAAATTCGCCTGAAAACGCCTCAAATACTTTACGACCAAATTCGTTTTCTTTAGCCGATTGTATATCTTCTTTGAGTGCTTTCATTTCTGAACGTAAAGAGTTCTTGATTGTATTTTCAACAAGTTCTGCGGATCTCTTAATAAAGTTCTCTTTAGTCTTGTTGAGAATGTTTTTACCTTCTGCAACTAAACGTACTTTAGTATCTACTAACTCACGTTTATCGTTGTGGAACTCAGCCAGTTCACGTGAAAGTTGTTTAACAACGAACTTCTTAGTTTTTTCAAGATTTTCGTTAACTTTTTCACGGTCTGCTCTAAGTTCTTTAACTTCGGTCGCCAAACGAGAAGTAATGAATTTTTCGAGGAGTTTTGCGTGTTCAGAAATTGCTTTCTTATACGCAACACGTTCTGCGATTAGAGACTCTCGGTCAGATTTAAACTCTTCCATTTCACTTTTAATAGCATTGTTGAGCATATTATCCATAGCATCAACGATAAGTGATTTGTCGTGTTCAAATTTCTGAGCGAACTCCTCACGCAACTCGGCCGTAATTTCCTCTCTTGCTTCTGCTAGTTTAGTATCTAGAGCCTCTTTAATTTGTGCGCCAGCCTCTTCGGATAGAACACCAGTCTCTAGAAGTTTAGCAAGGATTTCTGTTGCCATTGTTACTTCTCCTATTATAATTTAAGTTCACGAATGAACTTAACGATTTGTTCTGACAAGTACCTTTGGGCGACCTTGTCATTTTGTATATTCTGTGCCAGTTCCCAAGTTTGGTAACCGCCACGCATATTCATTAAACCTTCGTAAATTGCTTTTGGGTAGGCCTCAGGAGCACTTGGCTGTGCTACGATGTCTACCGTGACAATTTCAAAATTGCTTACATTTCCATCAGGTCCTACTTCTCCTGAACCACGAGATGAAACGCCTAAAGTTGCGCCTGACTCGATTAATGTTCTGATAATATTTCCCATTGGAGTTGGAACAATTTTGAGTTTACCATATCCATTCGGTCCATCCATCCACATATTTTCAATAATGTGTGATACACGGTCTACATTTACGGTTAGTTCTGGCGGATGGTCACATTCACCTAGTACAGGAAAACCTTGGTCGATTTTCTCTTGTACAGTTTCAACTGCTTTCGCAATCTCTTTGACCGGATAAACACGTTGGTTAGCATTTTTAACATTCCCTTGAACGAAAATGCCTTCCATAAACATATTTTTTTCGCCGTTTTCACCTTCTTGTATACGTGATTTCACACCTGCTTGTTTATGTGAAAGTCTTTCAATTAGAACGGTCATTGGTTATCTCCAAAGAATTAGGAACTAACTGATTTAGTGTTAGCGCCATCATCACCTTCAGAAGCCTTTTCAGCCTTCATTGCAGGTGCTTTACTGTTTCCAGAAACGTTTACATTTTTTGTAGACATTTCTTTTGCACTTGCTGATCCGCCTGATGTGTTACCATCTTTTTGACCAACTGGTGCCGCGTTTGAATCGTCGCCTGGACGTTTTGCGTTAGCATTAACTGGAGAAGCCGCGCCGTCGCCGTTGTCACCTTCTGATGCTTTGGCTGGTGTCGCATATTCTTCTAAGTTTTCTTCTTTGCTTTCGCTAGTTTCGTCTTCTTCTGACTCTTCTAAATCAAGTTCCAACTCATCATTTTCCTCAACTTTGTCTTCTGTTGATTCTTCTGATGCTTCTTCTACTTCTGATTTTTCTTCTATAGCAGGTTCTTCTGATTCCATTTCCATCTCGGCTTCATCGCCTTCGTCTTCCATATCATCTTTTTCACCTGACATAATTTTTTCGAATTCTGCCTCTAGATCCGCTAAGTTTGATTCTAAATCTTCTACACGGTCTTCGATGTCGCCTTCTTTTTCCTCGCCGTCGTTGTCGCCCATTTCTAGGTCGTCAACTGCTTCGTCTTCGGATTTTTCGTCTTCATCATAGAATTCTTCGTTTTCGATTTCTGCTTTGTCTGATTCAATTTCTTCTGAACCTTCTTCGGCTTCTTCGTTTGAACTTTCCTCAACAGGGTCGTTCTCTGTAGTCTCGTCAATATCCTCAAGGTCTTCTTCTACAACTTCGTCACTTTCGTTTAGAAGTTCTTCGTGGATTCTACGAGCCTCCGCAACTATAAAGTCGTGTAACTTTGATTCTGCGGCTTCACGTTCCTCATTGATAAGAAGTTCTAACACTTGTTCTAGTGTACTTCTAGTGTCTGACATAATATGTCTCCTTATCTAATTAGCCACAAAAGTAAGAACTGTGGCAAGGTTGTAGAAACACTTCTATTGTTTCAAGAGTATTTATAGAGGTTTTTGGGGTTTATTATGGAAATAGTGCAAAACGGCTAATTTTTAAGCCGTTTCTGTGCATAAGTTATTTAACTTTTACATCATACATATAAAATACGCATTTAACGATGTTTTTGCACAATAATTTGACAGTAATTATAGTTCAGGTTGCTCTGCGGCTTTAGAAGAACCACCATATTGATGCTTAATCTTAGCAGATTCTTGAGAATTTTCATATTTTCTGTATTCTCTGATTTTTCTTAAGTCATTAAGATGCGTAAGAGTTAAACGTTTCTTTCTAGTATCGTCTAATTCAATACTATTGTGTTTATCTCTATCAGGAGAATAGTTTTCATTAATATCTGAATATCTCATTTAAAACTCCGATTACTGTAAAAGTATTTATCTTATTCGTCTTCGTCTGCTACTAAATCACCTTCAGCACCTGAGATTGGTGAATCTCCGCCTTCGGCTTCTGCATCAGTTTCATCGAATTCAGGTTCAGCGCCGCCTTCAAAATCACCACCCGGTATTGATGCGCCTACAGATTTGAGACCATCAGAATCTTGTGGATCAGCCTGACCTTTTTCTTCATTCCAGAGTTTTTCGTTTTCTTGAACTTCTTCATCTGTCAATCCTAAGAAACGTTTTAGAGCAAAACGTTTACTGATATATTCTGCACCTTCGATTGCAGTGAATACGTTCATCATAACTTGGTCAACTTCTGCTTGACGATACTTACCAAAGTTTTGTGGAGTATTGAATTTCAAATCAAATAAAGAACTTTCAATTACAACACCTCTGTGTTTCAAGAACATTTTAAATTCTCTATCTAAATCTTCACATACTAATGCTTGTAATCTTTCACAG